GCCAGTGCCGGCGCAAACCGGGCACTTCGAACGGATAAACGCACTGCGCTTCAGGAACAAAGGCCGAAACCAAATCTATACCTGAATTTAAAATAGGAGCAAAATCTTTTATTTTATTAAGCTCGGGCGCAATAGCAGTGGTAGCACCATTTAAAACAGCACTTACACCAACAGTATCAACAACAGTAGGAGTCAAACCACGAACAGTTTGACCTGTAATCTCACAAAGTAGAATTGCTTCATAATTGAAAGTTCCATTCGGGCAGTCAGTGACAATAAAACCCATATAATGTTGTTGAGATTCAAGAGAAAAGAAGCCAGTATAAGCGCTAGGATTAGACGGAAAATCTGGCATAAATTCAAAGTCATCCTGAACCACAGGTGTATGTGATAAAGTAACCCAGTCTTTTGAAACTGGAGTTCGAAAATACGTTTCATATTGACCAGCAACAGCAACACCAACTCCTTGAAGAGTATCATGATTAGGTTGAACAAAGGCGTGTATAGTTCCAGCCATGTTCACTTCCGAACCCGTATATTGTATTCGTAATCCTGCTCCAACAACCCTATATCTCACACCTCTTGTGTTAATTAAAACTAATTCAGCTTGTGTATATTCAGAGTTGAAAGAATTGAAAGTCATCCCAGTCGCGGGATTATTTGTGTCCAAAGTAGTCGAATATATACTATCAGCACCAGTAACAAAACCAGCACCTTGTATAAGAATTGGAGGACTTGATTGATCACCACCATTGTTATTAGCTAATCTTCTAGGACTAAAAGATATATTAGCTGAACTTGGTGAAAGACCTAAACTTGAGACAGCAAATGTTCCACGAGCAAAAAAATGAGTCTTTCGTGATTTTAAATTAGGAGCCAAGGGAATACAGGGATCTTTCTTTTCAGAAAAATTTAAACCCAAATTACGAAGAAAGGAATTACATGAATCATCTGTCCAATAAAACGGACATGTCAAAGCAGCAAAATATTCACGAGAACATTCAGAAACATTCATAATTGAACGTGCTTGCTTTCTTTGATTGATAACTGCATTTGGAACTCTATTGACAGAATAATTCTTAGCGCCAATTTGAGAGTTAGAAACCTTATTTCGTTGTGCTTTAGTCGAAACAATTTGATTATTTCGAGGTTGTTTAGTAGATGTCATGGGTCCACGAGGTCCCGCTTTTGCGAGATATTGTGAATACTTCTGATTTCGTTGAGCAGCAGTTAATTTTAATTTGTCAAAAGACAATTTATTTTGTTGCAAGTACTGCATTTTAGACAACGGTCCAGGATTCTGTTCAATATCCCCACACAATTTTAATAAATTAAAGTGATGAAGAGTATAATCGTCATGCCACATAAAAGCAAGAGGATGACCATCAGGGGGTTTAGGTAAAGAACGAAGTTCTTTATAAAATTTACCCCATTTAGTATCTGGTTCCCATTGCATAATAAAAGTAGAAGCGGTAGAATACCAATCAGAAAAAGCTTCCGATTGATTAGAGCCACTTCCAATACAAGCCATAGGAGCACGGTCACTAAACAAGATGGTAGAATAACATTCCACACCTCCAGTAGGATTAGTACGATAAGACGGAATAAAATATTGAACATAGGACGCAGAAAAGCATTGATTTCCATATTCATCATAGGTGCCAGGCACTCTACGTCCAGAATATCTACCTTCAGAATTGAGATCACGTGTAGTTACAGAGCAATGAGGACATTGCTGAAATAAACCATCTCTAACACCCAAATTAGGTGCTACACACAAATGTTGATCCCGATTATCAAGAAGACTAAGAATTAAATCTTTAAATTCTAGACATTTAGCACAAGAGCAATCAGGGAGACACTCACCACAAGGACGAGTGTCAGAAATTTTAGATTCTTTAGAATCAGACATTATTATATTTAATAATGGGCCTCCACCACCAGTAACTATGTCGAGAGAAACATTAGTTGTTCCTTCTAGTCCGAGATAAAATATCTCAACTTCCTCCACAGTAGGTACTCCCAAGTCAAGCATAATCTTGACATCTGCCTGTCCAGAACCTTTAAAATATTGTAACAATTTTATATAAACTTCTCTAATTTTCAAATAAATTTCGAAATGAGCAAATGACATAATCATTAGAGAATATACTTGCTGAAGGTATTGCCCAGTAGTTTTTCTATTGGGTGTATATAAAATTGGGTGTATCAATCGTTCAATCGACCACTTAGGGATAAAAAAGCCCTTATATGGGGAAAACGTAAAACCTAAAAATGGTAACTTACTAAACGGATGTTCAACACCACCCACTAACCACTTACAAATTAATCCATGTTGTTCAAATAGTCGTTTTTTTACGAAAGCTTCATCTAACATAAAGTCAAACTGTTCCATAAGAAACATTGCATTGTCATCACCAAACAAAGCAATAAGCTGTTGGGTAATTAAATCTAAAGGGGGATATTCTTTATATTTAGCTAAATAACAATGCACAAGCAAATCGGCGACTACTTCAAAACCGGCTTCAATATTGTTGGTAGTAGTGGTTCCAGAGCCAGAATTATTTCCTCGAAGACGAACACAAACGTCTCCGTTATGGAAAAATATGATACTTCGCTTCCAAGCGTCAGCAACCCATCTTGCAATATCTTTATAGATAGATGTTTGGTTAGCTTGACACCAGTATCGAAAACGGCGTTCTGCAACATAGTGTAAAAAAATTTTTCTATCATATCCACTAATGTCCCAGCAAACTCTAACTCTATAGAGAATACAACCGTTTTCATCGACAACATTAATTTCCTTATACCATTGATTAGTACCGCCATAAAATGGATTAAAACCATATTTAGACCATTTGTACTTTTTCAAATTTTCATTACCTTGTCCATAGAGACGAAGCTGCCAATATAATAAATGCGCAGCAGTAGTTTGAAAAGTTCGTACTTTCTTATCATGTAAATCGGTAATTTCAGCGAGTTCTTCTTTTCCGACGGATTCATAGATAGGCATGAGCCTTTTAAGAAAATCAATATTCTCATAATTATCTTTCCATTCATCAGAATTAAAAAGCTGTTGTCGAGTTTTATAACCCAAAAATTTCCAAGGTATACCAGGACCCTTAGTTAAAATAAGATGATCAAGAGTCTCTTGATCCGTCCATTCCTTAGCAGTTAGAGGAACCTCCAACATACGATCTGCGATAACCTGTGCATAATCATACACAGGATCCGACTTCGGCCAAGGTCGAACTTCATCAATCTTCATTTCTGCGATCTCTATCGACTCATTAGAAGGTTTATTATAAAAATACTCACCAGAGAATTGTGATAGATATGTCCAATCTTCAATAGAAATATTACGAAGAATAGACGGAGAAACGTAACTAGAGGGGGGATGTCCAACGACACGCCTTCGGAAAGTTGAATTTAATTGTCCCAAATAAACAAGTTCCTTATAATCCCTTTTTGGAGGGCCATTTGTAATAAGGTGAACGGAATCAAAAGATTCTTTCTTTATATACTTGTTTAATTGAGTTACCCCTAATATGAGGCTACTCTCGGGGTTTTCGAGAGTAGAATCTAAAAATCCGAAAAGAATTTCACAGGTGGTAAAACCCCCTGATTAACGCCATCAACAGATTGTTGATGTATAGCAAAAGCTTTACCCGACGTTATATAAGGAGATCCACACTGTCCAGGAAATGTATCAGACTTGTGTAAATAATAAGCTACTTGACCTTCAGCTATAGAACCATTTGTACACCAAACTTGAACTTGTTCAAGAGTTACGACATCCACAGAATAAAATTTAGTATCTGTAATATCATTAGGAGGTAACGTGATCTCAATGAGATTACCTTGAGCATTAATATTTGGTGCAAAAACAGCAGCAAAGTCATGTTCCTCATATATATGAGTAAAAATAACTTCTCTATAAGACCCATTATATTTAATAAAACATTTATTATCTCGTAATTGATGGAGACAAGTTACTGCAACTTTCTTTGAGTTCAACTTGACAAGTGTTATAACTCCATTAAAAGTATACAATCCCTCTTGTTTTATATACATAGGTATATACGAACGTTGTCGATCCGAAGGTTGTTGTTTCGTTATAGATTGAGCATTATTAGTATTTACAACAATAGCCTCTTTAGGCACATACTTTGGTTTCTTCTTATCTTTAGATTGAGTGGGAACAGAGGGGGCTTTAACACTTTCCGCATTACATTGGCACCCAGAAAAGTGAAAACAATTATGTCCACAATTTTGATTACAATTAGTATTAGCATCTGTAGACAATTTTTTAGGACAAGTGGAATAATGAATACATTCCTGAGTATCTTTCACTTTCTTCATTATCGTACCACGACAATTAGCACAGTGCTTGTAAAGTTCTTCTTTACCGTCAATTTTTGAACAATGAAA